ATCAACATTCCGGAGGGTCCTCGGTTACAAAAGGATGCCGTGGGGTGTAATCAAAAAAACATATACAGTTCCTGAGAAGAAATTTAATGATGTTGATGTTAGTGGTCAGGCTGTGGATTCAACAGGCAATTCGTTTTTGATGAATGGTTTATTATTAGGGACAAGTGCAGAAACAAGAGTAGGTCAAAAAACAATTATCAAGAGTTGGGAATTAAGATTAACAGCAGTAGGACCACAAGGTGCTGCTACACCTACAGTTACTGCTTCATTCCTAAGAGTTATGGTTATATGGGATGTACAACCAAATGGTGTTCTATTAGGGACAAGTGATGTGTTGCAATCACCTGCTGAGAATGTAAGATCCCCAATTTATATGGGAAATAGTCATCGATTTAAAATTTTGTATGATGAAGTTATGCCAATGGGTGTACAACTTAGTACTGGACAAGTTCTTCCACCAAACTTCTTACAATGGATTAAAAAATATATGAAATGTAACTTAGAAACAAGATATGCAGACTCAAACAACGGAGATATAACTGATATAATCACTGGAAGTCTTGTACTTTTATTGATTAGTAATGCACCTACTAATGCTGATCGACCTACAGTCGATGCATACACAAGAATAAGATATTATGATAATTAATTAGAAAGAGGCATATCCTCATCACAATAAAGCTCATTGAGATATAAAGGAGATCCATTAGTATCCCTTAAAGGCTCAGTCATAATTGTATAGTCAAAAAATGACTTAATCTCAATAACATGAAGCCTAGAAAGTAACGGCTGAAGTTCCACAAATGTCTTTTTCTTGAAAACTTCGTCGGGTGTCATGTTGCTCAATATAAATATTGGCAAGTTCTTCTTTTTTATTCTGCCACCTACAACGTATTTTCCAGGCAAATTCATTCTAGAACCCTGCAAGAATTCATTTAGAAATTGAATTGTTAGCTGACCTTTAAACTCATCAATGTAAGCGAAGTCATAAGCTTCATCATCCCAATTGGCGAAATCATTATTAGCGGGTATTTGAAATCCTTGCATCCCAGCTTCTTCAAGTTTACGGATTAATGTAGTTTTCCCAACATTAGCAACACCATGCAGCCAGAATTGAGGAGTTTTAAATGGCATCTCCGCGAGAAGATCGAATTCTCTGCCACATATAATCAAATGCAAATAAGCTGGTTTTGTTTGATTTCTCAGTTCTTTGATTCTTTCCAATTGGAAATCATTAGCTATAGCCTTCACATTACTTGAGTGCAACACAAGATAGCCTCCAATGTCTTCAATTTTGAGCAAGTCACTATAACTTTTTCCAGCTCTTAGTTCCTGATAAATTCTCTTAGAGGGGCCAACATCTGATGTACCAGTTCCCGATCTCTTCGAACCTTTCCGGCTCTCGTATTTTTGAATGACTGAAGGTACATCAATCTCATGTGCAACATACGAATTCTCTTTGCACACATATCTAATACATGCATCTCGGTATTTAACTTTTTGATAATTTCCTCTCTTTCCTCCAATAAAGTCGAAATATGAGGGGTTACGGATATTAAACGGTCTAGGCGATTCAATGTACACATGCAAGTGCATATGTCCGTCCTTATGTTTTTCCTGAGCGACAATAGCTGCAGTAGACTTAGTCTTATCCGATTCCTTAATACGGGCAAGTGCAGTCTCGGGTGGTAAATCACATTGGGGGAAGGTAAGGAACACACGTCGACTATTGAGCCTGAATTTCTTCTCAGACGGTATGGCTTCCAATCCGGTCTCCTCATGATTTGGAATAGTCGATATAACCAAGGGGGTAAAGTTCTGTAGGTCTGGTCGTGTCACGATAGTCGAAGTTGTCATTGACTTCTAAACGAACGGTATGTTTTCTGCAACACAGCAACACAAAGCGGTATGAATTTGAGTGGAGCAAATATTTTCCAATAGCTTCGTCAATCCAAAGATGATGCACCAATGAGAAGCGACAATATAAAGACGATGGTTCACGTAATCTTTTCAGCTTGGACAAATGGCGATGGCGACAACGAGGATTGTAAAAGTAATATTATAACAATCCTCGTCGCCAACAACATTATATACCCCTACCCGAAAAAACAATTGGTTTAATTTTTCTATTGGTGCTGCGCACCCTAACTACAGATAGTACTTCTATGGATGTTGCAAAATCATTTCTTCTAAGAATTTTCAGTCCTAGTCCTAAATTTATTTTTTTATAACCTTTACCCTAATATCTAACCTTAATACAGACACTATTTTGAGAGTAACCCTAAATACAGCCCCTACTTTATTGAGAACTACCCTAAATCTCTATTAGTGTTAATGTCTCTATCATATTGTTATCAAACAGAAATAAATTATTATTCACGAATCAATCACTTGATTCTGGTTTGTATGTTGTATAGAAATTGCAGAGAAAGCGGGAATAAATTGCATAAATATTGCTTAGTCTAGGCAACTTCTCATGTATTTATATGAGTTGCTACAAGAGAAAAAAAGAAGGTTATTCAAACGCACGTACATACCCTAACCCAATTGAATCTGAGGAAGATATACCAGAATGCCTTATCCTTACAGTAGACGGTACTACCGGGCCAAAAGATATAATCTTAGTGCCTATCGGTCAGTACGAGCACCGTACTCTTTATATAGAGGGATCAGAACAAGACCTGCAAGAATATCAGGCTTTTATGCAGGAACAAGATCAACATTCCGGAGGGTCCTCGGTTACAAAAGGATGCCGTGGGGTGTAATCAAAAAAACATATACAGTTCCTGAGAAGAAATTTAATGATGTTGATGTTAGTGGTCAGGCTGTGGATTCA